CCTGTAATGCCCATGTAGACTGTATTATCAGCCGCCACGTGTATCGACTGGTATCCGATGCCGTTCCACTCGAAGCCCCTCAGGTCGCCATCAGGCAACCGTCGCGCCAGATCGAAGTACCAGTAGAACGAAGTGTCAGGTAAAACAATCCGCGCTAGATAGGCGCGGTCGTTCGGGCTGTATGCCGCTTGTACCTTTGTTGCTGCTGCGCTCTGGCTGATCAGGGTCGAGCGTACATGAGACGACAGATCGGCCAGTGGCAGCGTGGAGAATTCAATGCCTCGGCTGACCGAGCGCAGGCCGTCATCGGAGAAGAAGATAAGGTCATTTCCCACCGCCACCAGGCTGTCCCGGAACCGGGTGCCCTTGGTGATGATGTCTACAAGCTGGAACGCAGCATCTGCAGGATCTTCGGCGTTGGCGTATACCAATATGCTGCGGGTTCCAAAGATAAGGAGATTACTTTGCAGCTCAGCGATAGCGGTGATCGTGTCAATGCCATCAGGCCACAGTTGCAGCGTATCAAGCGCCCCGGCACCCGATGTACCTAGCCATGTTGTCTCGTCGAGGGTCTTGCAAAACTTTAGCGTTGTGCCGTCGGAGTCCGCTATCCAAAGACGCCCAAACGCAGAAAGAGCACAATTTCCGGTCGGCAGTGTTCCATCGGTGGGTACGATGTCCGCAAACGTGGTGCCGCTGTAGACAATGGGCGTGTGCCCCTCCTGAACGCCAATCACCTTCCCGTTGAAATTCACAAACTGCCAGTCGTTCGCGGTCGGAGTCGTGATAGTTCCGGTGACGTCGGTCAGCGTGGTAGTGCCTTCGTAAATCAGCAAACCGCCGGCGGAGATAATCTCGGAGACCGTTGAGCTTTGGATGTACTCGTGTACAGACTCCGTAGGGTCGCTGTGGTCGCCCGTGGTGGTCAAAGCCGTGATGCCCTTCCTGGACGTGAGCTTCCCGGTTTCGTTGTATATCAGGTTCCGGCCCTCGACTAGCCACCGTGGATCGGTGATCGAGTCCTCGGTGTTCAAGCCGAAGCTTCCAGCGCCGTCTACCGGTATCTGTTGCAGCTGGCCGATCACGCCACTACCCAATCAGTTGCCATGCCCTCGACCCTGTTCGAGTTATCAATCGCAATCGCGTCGCTCAGCGCCTGCTGATACTCGCTCTGCGCCTGGGGTAATGCGTTGCCTCTATCGTCACCACGCTCCGACACCGCCAGGTAGTAAGCTCCCAGTATCACCGGGTACTCTGGGATCGTCAGGATGTCGGTTTCTACCGCAAGGTCATCCTGTGGGACGCGGCCGTAAACCCGGATGATGTAAATCGAGCCGGGGGTCGGGTAAAACTGGATGATCGGATCGTCGCCGCTCTGGCCGTTAATCCTCCAATAGCTGGGCTCTGAATTCGCCACATCCGTGAAGTCGGAATAACGCTCCATACGCTCCCTGCTGATAGAGAGAATGGTGCCTTTGGTTGTCAGGTTGTGCACCCGCAAAACCTGCGAGCGCTTGCCGAAGTCGGTCAGCGTGTAGGAGTCGATTCCAGTCGTTGCAGTGATGTTGTGAATATCTTCCTGCTGCAGCCAGGACCACGCGTCTTCACACTCTCGCTTTGCTTGGTTCACAAACTCGGCAATCATGGTTGCATAAGTGTTCTCCGCAATCGTGGCAACGGTTGGCTGGCGTAGCCGTTTCAGGACTGCGTTAACGATCTGCAGGTAGGTCATGTCAGCCCCTTAAAGATGGGGAGGGACCGAAGCCCCTCCCCGGTTGGTTTACGCCACAACAGCGAATGCGATCCCTGCGTCAGCGCGGAGAAGTCCCGTGCCGTAGATCGTGTCCGAAGTCATGAGATCGGCGAGATATTCTTGTTTGTATTGTGTTTGCATTCTTATATCCACCTGTGTTACCAATGCAAAAGCACTCTTGTGCATCAAGAGTCCGATCCTGGCTGCTCCCGTTGCCGTCGGGCACTGGGTCGACACGAATACCTCCGTGCCGTAGATATTGCCCAATCGACCGTTACGGATGCTGTTCGCCATCCCCACCTCACCGACGAATGCCTGTTCAGTGAAGCGTGCCAGCCCTAGAAGGGTATTCTTCGAGACTGGCGGGATGACCATCACCCGATCACGTTGCGGGGTGTTGGCATCGTCCAAGGTCTGGATCATCTGGCGGATACCGGGATCAGCCAGCGCGGCTTCGTTGGTGCCAACATAGGCCGTTGATCCATCGGAGCCGATCACCGCAGCATCCCACGTTGCATCATCCGTTCCACCCTGAAGCACGCGCCCAACAAGATGAAGATCGGAATCAACCTTCGTAGCCAATGCATAGCCCGCGTCGTCCGTGTAGAACTGTCTCAAGCTGTCCAGTCCTTGGACGGTAACAATATCCTCAATCAACCTGGCGTAGTACCAATGTTGGTCGATAACAATTGACGTGTCCGTTTCGGTCGACTGAATCGGATCGATGATGGTGTTCGCCGCCTTCTCAAGCGCCGCGCCACGAGCAGGAGTCGGAAGATTTAGCGTATCTCCCTTCTTACCCTGGTGGTTGAAGTTAGTGACAAGGGCAGCAAGCACAAGGTTCGCCTTGTACGCTGCAATGACCTCATCACTCCAAAGCTCCGGAATAAATACCGCAGCTGTGGTAGTCGTTGTTGCGTCTGGATATGCCATCTACCTGAATCCTTTAATCCCTTACCCTTCCTTCGGTATATGCCTTTCGGATATCGGGCAAGAGTTCGTTGTATCTGGATGGGTTCGTCTGCTTCAGTGAGCGCAGATCGGCCCGTGAAAGGATCTTACGAGGGTCGATTCCTGACACACCTTTCTCAGTGGCAACGGCGCGGAGCTTGCGGTCTCGTTCAACAGCCTTCTTCTCGATGCTATTTGCATTCGCCTTTGAATTGCCCACGTCTTGCCAAGTCGATAACAACTCGGCTGCGGATTCAAAGTCGGCGGCATCTGCCGCAATGAATAGCTTCGTCCTGACCTTCGATTTACCTACCCATTCCTGGAAATCATTGCTCTGCACGGTCTTTTCCCAGCCTGGATAGTCATTGTTCAGTCGGTTAACGGTCGCTGTCTTTTGCTGCTCTCGCGTCATGTCGTCGAAGGGTCGCAATTTCTTGTCGATTATCCTTTCAACGGCCTTTTCCGGATCGGTGAAGAAATCAATGTCCTCGCCTGCCTGGCTCTCCTGTGGTGCTGGCATCAATGTCTGGTCAGCTAGTTTCCGCAGCGACCCGAGTTCCTCGGACTGTTCGCCCAGCTTTCGTTCCAATGAACGATACATCTCTACCAATTCTGCCGGCGCCTTACCCTTCAGATGTTCAGGAGTATTGTCGTCAGGGGTCGTAACCTCTGTCGCTGAGCCCTCCTCGGGCGTGTTTACCAGGTCAACCATCGTGCATTCCCCGCAATAACGGATGCGTTAATAGCCATACTCGTCGACGTCTTTAGGCGCCGCCTTTCTGGCTTCTCGTTCGTGGTGGTCGCTCCACATGCGATAGGCCCTTGGGAAACCCTCATCTTTGAAGGAGAGAAGGATCCCCCGCGAGCCGATGCGCTGCTTCGCAGACGCGCCACACTTGGGACACCGGCACGAGTCGTCGGTGCTGCCCCAGCCTTCGAAGACCCCGCAAGCGGGGCATTCATAATCAAATAGTTTCAGCATCTTCTGCCTGCGCTTTCGTAAACGCTTCAAAGCTCAAAAGCTCCGATAGCTTTTGTATCTCGCCCTTGCGCTGGTAAAGGGTTTTCTCGTCCTTCACCGTCCATGCGGTCTCAACCAGCACGAAATGCGCTTCGGTCATTTCTTCCATGAGAAGTTTCCAACCTGGCTGTATAAACAGGTCCAGAAGAATGTTCTCGCGTTCTTCGTCGTTCATTACGATGAACTGCCGGTGATCGTGTAGGTCACGTTAAGCGTGTCGCCATCGGCCACAGCCTGCGAGCCCCCAGTGAAATCCTTTGCCGCAATCAGCGTCCCGGCGGTTCCGCTCTTGGTGCTGTCCGTTGTCAGGAATGCACCGAACACGGTGTCCGTTGCGTTGATGCTGAACGATGCCGGGCTGCCTGAGTTGCTGACCGCTTCATCGGTCGTTGAGGCGTCCTCGGTGAAAGCGATCCGGGTCGCGTCTGAGTAGGGGACAATCTCAGCCCAACCGGCATGCGATGCCATGGTGTCACCCGCAGCCGGGGTGCCGGTGTCCTTCAGGCCGATATAAAGGGTCGCGGCCTCGATGTCGTTCGCGAAGATGTAATTGATGCCTTCGTCTACAACGAGGTTTTCGCCCTCATCGCGCCATTTAAGCGTGCCATCGGGGCTATAGCACTCAGCAATCACGTATCCCCGGATTTTGAAGTTGTCCATGTTGACCCTCTAATTC